TTGACAGGTACTGAAACCCTGACAAACAAGACTCTGACAAGCCCTGTCCTGACTACTCCTCAATTGGGAACACCTGCTAGTGGCGTTTTAACTAATGCTACAGGGCTTCCTTTGGGTACTGGCGTAACAGGAACACTTCCTATCGCTAATGGTGGTACTGGTGCATCTACACTAGCAGGGGCTAATATCCCTGTTGTCAATGTCGCCAACAGCTTTACTGGCACACAAACATTTACAGGCACTTCATCTGCTACTGCCATTGTGCTAAACGATGCGGCAGAGGTAGCTACAGTATCAGCAACAGCAGCTACAGGAACGATTAACTACGACATTACAACTCAGTCTGTCTTGTATTACACAAGCAACGCAAGTGCAAACTGGACAGTTAACTTTAGAGGCTCTAGCGGTACATCATTAAACACTTTGATGAGTACAGGTCAGTCAATGACTGTGGCTTTCTTGGTGACTCAAGGTTCTACTGCTTACTACAACTCTGCTGTGCAAGTTGATGGCACTACATCAGGTGTTACGACAAGATGGTTAGGTGGTGCGCCTACTGCGGGAAATGCAAGTGGCATCGATAGCATAAGGTATCTCATAATTAAAACAGGTAGTGCTACGTTCACTATCCTTGCATCAGTTACACAGTTCAAAGCCTAATGAACACCGCTTACGTTTACACGCTGACTGACCCTAGAAATGGGATGCCCTTTTACGTTGGTAAGGGGCATGGTAAACGTTGCGAGGCTCATTTGGATGAGGCTAAGTATTACACCAAACGCAAGTCAAAGAAGCTAAATAAGATTCGCAAACTTATGTCACTTGGTATGAAGCCAATTATTACCAAAGTTGAAGAAAATGTTTCAGATGCACAGGCTATTGATTTTGAGTGTTTGCTAATTGCTGAAATGCGTGATATTGGAATACCATTGACCAACATGACAGATGGTGGTGATGGTGCTCAAGGTTACAAGCATACTGAAGAAAATAAACGTCTTGCTTCTGAGCGTCAAAAGAATCGTGTGATGACAGAAGAACACAAGCAAAAGATGCGAAAACCTAAGTCTGAAGAAGGTCGAGCAAACATTGCCAAAGCCAGATTGACTACAGCTTATAGGCCATCTGAAGAAACAAAGCGTAAGACTTCTGAAGCATTATTAGGTCGCCCTAGCCCAATGAAAGGGCGTAAGCAATCTGAAGAATCAAAAGCTAAAATGAGTGCATGGCGAAAGGGAAGAACAAAGCCCAAAGTTGAGTGCGTTCACTGTAACCAATTAGTCGCTGTCAACACTGCAAAGCGTTGGCATTTTGACAACTGCAAAAGCAAGGAATAAAGATGCCCTTACAAGCTACTAGTGGAGCCGCCTCGTATGACGCTTTCGGAGGGGGAGTGCCTGTCGAACCCGTATATATAGAACAAATTTTCAGCACATACCTTTACACAGGCAATGGCTCTACACAGACCATCACCAATGGCATTGACTTATCTACTAAAGGTGGTTTGGTATGGATTAAACAACGCAACCAAGCAACAAGCCATCGTCTATTTGACACCGCAAGGGGTGTTCAAAACTCACTTGCATCTAACTCTACAGCGGGAACAGCATCTTTTTCTGGATACTTGACCGCATTCAATAGCAATGGCTTTTCTGTTGGCTCTGCAAATGATGTAAATGAATCTGGCTATCCACTTGCCTCATGGACATTCCGCAAGCAACCAAAGTTCTTTGATGTTGTGACTTATACGGGGACAGGCTCTACTAGAACAGTTTCTCACAGTCTTGGCTCTGTGCCTGCGTTTATGATTATTAAACGTACTGATGCAGTTGCAAATTGGGTTGCTTATCACATAAGTCTTGGCGCAGGTAAATTTATGCGTTTTAATACAACAGATGCGGCAGTTACTAATACAACAACAATATGGGCAAACACATCTCCTACGTCTACAGTGTTTACTGTTGGAACAGATACATCTTTAAATGCTTCTGGTGGTACTTATGTAGCTTACCTATTCGCCCATGACGCAGGAGGATTTGGTCTAACTGGTACAGACAACGTGATTTCGTGTGGGTCTTATACAGGTACGGGAACTAGCAATAGCATTAACCTTGGATATGAAGCTCAATGGGTAATGATTAAACGCACAGACACATCCAGCCAAGCGGATTGGGTGATGTTTGACACAATGCGTGGGATGGTTGTCCCCGATGGTGATGACAACTACTTATTTGCAAACACTTCTGGAGCAGAATCCGCAGCAGGTTTTCCGGGATGGATTTCTCCTACAGCAACAGGATTCCGCTTAGACGATGCACAAGGAAGAACTAATGCTTCTGGTGGAACATACATCTACATAGCCATCCGCCGTGGCCCGATGAGAGTGCCGACAACGGGGACGAGTGTTTACAACGCTATTGTTAGAAACGGAACTCAAGCAAACGCAACAGTTACTGGGGTTGGATTTCCAGTGGATTTAGCATACACATCACTGCGCCCCGCAGGAACGCACAACCCTGTACTAAGCGATAGATTGCGCGGCGCTCAAAGAACACTAAGCTCCAGAGGAACGCAAGCAGAGCAGTCAGAGCCACTTGCGCTTACATCATTTGCGTCAATGGATGGTGTTTCTTTGGGTGCAGACAATACAGGTTTTTGGAATGGATTTAACTCTGAAATTGGGCTGTCTTACGTCAACTGGTTTTTCCGCCGCGCCCCTAGCTTCTTTGATGAGGTTTGCTATACAGGGACGGGAAGTGCAAGAACTGTTACGCATAATTTAGGTGCAGTACCTGAATTGATGATTATGAAAAATCGCAGCACTACTGGTGGTTGGTACACATACGCAGCATCTTTAGGCGCAAGCAATGCCCTTCAATTAAATTTAAGCGATGCAGCATTAGGTTTTGGTTATTGGAACAACACAGCTCCGACTGCTTCGGTTTTCAGCACGGGGGCAGGGTCTAACAACGATTCGGGTGTTACCTATGTTGCCTACCTATTTGCTACTTGTGCAGGTGTTCAATACATAAATTCTTATGTAGGAGACGGCACAACAGGACGTACTATTAACTGCGGATTCGCTGGCGGAGCACGTTTTGTAGGTATTAAAGCAACAAGTACGTCAGGTTCGTGGTGGACTTTTGATTCAGCACGTGGAATTGTGACAAACAATGACCCCGCACTTCAATTGAACTCAACTGCTGCCGAGGTAACTTCTGCTGATGCAATTGATACTGCGTCTAGTGGCTTTATTGTTAACCAAGAAGCGACTTGCAGTCTAAATGCTAGTGGAGTAACTTATTTAGTTTGGGCTATTGCATGAAGTACATTGACAACAACCAAGTCCTAAGCCTTTTAAAAACACACAAGGTGATAGCCGTGGACATTCGCAAAGTAGTCAATAACACTTTCAATAACAATGTCTGGGAAATTGATGTAATGGTGCTAGACAACGGACAAGCCATTGGCCTTGAAGGTGATGGCGGTTCTGTAAATTACTGGCTGATAGAGCCGCAAGACTTTAAGGAGTAATCATGCAAATTAGAATTCGTGAATCAGGACAAGTAATGTACGAAGCAGAATTTCGTGCATACACAAAAGCCAATGGTGGCCCATCATGGGAAACAACAACAACTGAAGTCTTAGAGGCTTTAGGTGCTGATGTAGTCTTTGAAGGCCCACAAGCTACTGGTGGTACTGTTTACCAATACTCTCAAGCCTCTGGTGTTGAGCAGATTGATGGAAAGTGGTACACAAAGTACATCCTTGGCCCTGTCTTCATTGACCAAGTGGTAGATGGTGTAACTACTACTGCTGCTGAACAAGAAGTGGCTTATAAGGCTTCTAAGGATGCTGAACAGGCTAAGAGTGTTCGTGCTTCAAGGGATGAGAAACTAAAAGACTGTGATTGGACTCAAGTAGCTGATGCTCCTGTTGACAAAGCAGTATGGGCTACCTATCGTCAAGCCTTGCGTGATGTAACTACGCAGACAGGTTTCCCTTGGACTATTACTTGGCCTGATGCGCCATGACTGATGTAAGCCATGAGCAAATCTATGAGCGTCTACTAGCTGTTGAAGCAAAGGTAGATGAGATAGATAAGAACACTAAAGACTTGGTAGAAGCTATTGACGCTGCCAAGGGTGCTGTAAAGGTTCTTAACTGGATAGCATCTATTGCTCAACCAGTTTTGTGGATTGGTGGTTTAGTCATTGCTGCTGGTGCTATCTGGCAAACATGGATTAAAAAATGAGAGATTGGGCTATGGCTTTCACTACCGCAGTCCTTTTCTGCATTACTGTCGTCTGGTGTTTTTACATCATTGTTTGGGCTATGACGTGAAATGGCTGGTAGCACTTGTTTTAACCCTTGCACTTCAATCTACAGGAAAAGACTTATGTAGTGTGCGTGAGTTTTATGGGATAGCTTACACAATTCACAATCCATCAGAGCGTCATCAGCAAATGTCTGCTTGGCTTACAAACCATCAGCACTTATGCAAAAGTACCGACATGGTTGTAATTTGGAATAATCTATCTGAGTGGGCAGGTACTGCTGATAGTGCAGAGTTAAGACATAAAGTAATTATTGCTTATAAAAACGCACTTGAGAGAGAAAAGAAATGATTACCTTGGACAAGTGGTATCCAATGGTTCAACCAAGGCGTGACATTGAAACTGTTGCATTTGATAAAGCCGTTGAGAAAGTTCAAGAAGAATACAAGCAAGCTGCTAAAGCAAACAAGATTGAAAAAGAAACAATAGAACTAGAACTAGAACTGTATAACAAGAAAGCTAGGGTTAACCAATTAGAGTTGGCAATGTTTAAAACTCGCAGATTAGATTTATACGCATAGGAGTTTCAGATGGAAGATGTAAAGGGAAAACTTACATTTACTGTCACCTTGATGGTGAGTGCAACGCTTTGTTTATCGGTGCTTGCAATGATGACTGCTTTTGTTCTTGGTCTATGGGCTAAAGAAGTTGACAATGCCGAGATATTTAAACTGTTAAGCCCTGCGTTTCAAACCATCATTGGTGGCTTTATTGGCTTGTTAGCTGGCGTAAAACTGTCTCACGATGACGATAAAAAGGAATGTAAACGTGGCTAATTTTTTACCTGCTTTTGAGCAAATGATGAAGGATGAAGGCGGTTACGTTCTTCACGATGTTGAGGGTGATACTGGTGGAATGACCTACGCAGGGATTGCTCGTAACAAGAATCCTCAATGGGATGGCTGGGCATTAATTGACAGAAAAGACTTTGGTGGTGCTACACCATTGGTTCGTGAGTTCTATAAGCGTGAGTTCTGGGAAAAGATGCGTGGTGACGAGATAGCCTCACAGGAGATTGCCAGTAGCATTTTTAACTTTGGGGTTAACGCTGGTATGTCGATGGCTGTAAAGATTGCTCAAATCGTTGTTAATGCCACTCCTGATGGCGGTATGGGTGCCAAGACCATTGAGTTGTTAAACAATCAGAATGGTGGAGACTTTCGTAAGTCTTACGCTTTAGCCAAGATTGCCAGATACGCAGAGATTTGCAATAAAAACAGAACACAATCTAAGTTCTTGCTTGGATGGGTTAATCGTACATTGTCAGGACTGAAATGAACTTGCTTAATATTTCCTCAATCATTGACTCGGTAGGTAAGGTAGCTGGAGACTTAATCACAACTGACAAAGAAAAAATGCAGTTGGAGATTGAAAACAGGAAACTAGACCAAGCCATCGACATAGCCCAGATTCAAGTTAACAAAGAAGAAGCAAAAAGTTCTAGTTTATTTGTGTCTGGATGGAGGCCTGCTGTTGGGTGGATTGGTGCTGCTGCCCTTGCTTACCAGTTTCTTGCTTATCCGATACTTGGGTGGGCTTGGAAATGGCTACAGGCTATGGGCTACGTCCCTGCTGAAATGTCTCCTCCTCCACTACTGGATGCCGAGCAATTATGGGTAATGTTGTCTGGAATCCTTGGTATTGCTGGCATGAGAACATTTGAGAAGCAAAAGGGCGTTGCATCAAAATGACATAATTGATAAGTATTCTTGCGCCTATGTCAAATATTCCCACACCAGAACACGCAGAACTGTTTGCACAGAGCGTTAAAAAATGGCAACAAGTTTTGAGCCTTGGTGATTGGAGAATCGAGAGGGGCATAAAGCCAGCTAAAGCAGCTATGGCTTCTGTTGAGTTTACACCTGCTGCAAGACTTGCTGTTTATCGTCTGGGTGACTTTGGTGCTGAAAAAATCACACCAGATTCACTAGATAAAACTGCACTACATGAGTTACTTCATATATTTCTATATGACTTGCTTTGTACGGCTACCGATGTGAAATCGTCAGATGAGGACAGAGAAATGCAAGAGCATCGAATAATCAATACGCGAGAGCATCTTTTGACTAAGGACTCCAATGGGCGCACATAATGAGACTTGTACCGACATGGAGTTCATCCAGTTATGGGGTCAACTTCAATCTGCACAAAGAATGGCAGAACACCTTGGAATAAATAACAGGGCAGTCCACTTACGCAGAAGGTGGATTGAAAAAACCTACAACATGACCCTCAATGCGAAAGACCATCGAGGTGATTTGTATAACAAAAACAGACCCAAGTCTTTTTCTCCTTTAAAGCAAGTAGAACTTGGCATACTGGACGGAACAGTTATTGTGTTCTCAGATGCCCACTTTATTCCTAATCAGCGTACAACAGCATTTAAAGGGCTTCTATGGGCT